GACTTCTTCAGCATCTGGTGGTAATTGTACATTAACTGTTACTACTTCTAGTGGTACATTTGCTTCTGCTGCAGAAACTGATAACTATTTGTTAGTGTCTAATGATGCTGGTGCTGGCGGTGCAGTAGTTCTTCCTTCTGCAATTGTGGTTTCTTCTTCAACAGTTCAGTTTACAATATCTGATACATACGCATCCCAAAACTTTATTGTTATTGGCACAGTAAATAAATCTGGAGCAACTCTAACAGAGAAAACCAAAACATTAGCTTCTACGACTACTACCTTTACTACTGCAGCAACTGCAACTAAGACAGAGTTATTACTCGGTAAAGCTGATGCATTCCGTTTAGTTTCAGTTAAAATGGACACTGGAACATTTGCTTCTGCAACTGGTTCATATACTATCGATATTACAGATCGATATGAATTTGATGATGGACAAAGAAATACTCATTATGATGTAGCACGTCTATTATTAAAAGCATCATACGTTGCACCAACTGCTCCAATCAGCGTTGAGTTTGAATACTTTACCCACTCTACTGGTGATTACTTCACAGTTAATTCATATCCAGGAAATGTAGCATACGAAACTATTCCAATATTTAATGGAAGTTCATTACGTGATTCTATTGACTTCCGACCACGTATTGATGATGCTGGTGCTACATTTAATGGTTCAGGTTCTTCTGGTGCCTTAGTTCCAAAACGTGGTATTGATATTCGTGCAGATTTTACATATTACTTGGCACGTAAAACTAAAATCGCTGTTGACTTTAATGGTAACTTCTTTCCTATCGATGGCGTATCTTCTTTAACTCCAGGAGAGCCACTTGACCCATCTTTAGGCATGCTTCTGTATAATTTAACTTTAGAGCCATATACTTTCTCAACTACATCGACTTCTGTTGTAGTAGGTGCAATAGATAATAAACGCTATACTATGCGTGACATCGGTAAGTTAGAAAAACGTATTGATAATCTTGAATACTATACATCATTATCTCTACTAGAGCAACAAACAGAATCATTGAACATTGTTGACACTGCTGGTCTTGATAGATTTAAAAATGGTTTTATTGTAGATAGTTTTGCTGCACAAAATATTGGAGATGTAACTTCTCCTGACTATTTGTGTTCTATTGATATGGAGAAGGGTGAACTTCGTCCATTCTATTCAATGCAAAATATTAATCTAATCGAGAAGAATTCTACTGATGCAGATCGTATTGATGCAAACTACAAACTATACGGTGATGTTATTACATTACCTATTGTAGAACACATGCCATTTATTAAGCAAGAATATGCATCTCGTTTGGAAAACATTAACCCATTTGCTATCTTTACGTTTTTGGGGCAAGTAACTCTAACGCCATCCTCTGATGATTGGTTTGAAGTTGATCGTCGTCCAGATATTGTTAATCAAGTTGAAGGTAACTTTAATGCTGTTAAAGCTATTGCAGAACGTGCTGGTGTTTTAGGAACTGTTTGGAATGCATGGCAAAATCAGTGGACTGGTGCGCCAGTATCAAGTAGAACAATTTTCACCACTGGTATAAATTGGGCAGCTCGTCAGGGTGATGTTTTCTTAGACGTTGATGCGTTTAACGCACGCTTTGGTAACAGAGATCAGGGGCATATTAATGCTCGTCAAGTTGTGGCAGAAACTGTTGCCACTCAAATTGGACAGAGTCGCACTGGGGTTAAGACAACATTAATCTCACGTATTGATCGTGAGATTGTTTCTGATCGTGTTCTATCAACTGCAGTTATTCCATATATTCGTTCAAGAAACATTCTTGTGCAAGTTAAAGGATTAAAACCCAATACTCGTTTCTATCCTTATTTCGATGATGTTACAGTTTCTAGTTTCTGTACTCCTGCATCTAAGTTAACATATTTGCCAGTTAGTGGGCAGTTTGATGATTCTTCTAATGTAGGTGGTCTTTCTTCTCAGACTGCTCGACGTATTAATAGTGACTCACAAGTTTGTTTGAATCGTGGTGATATTATTACTGGTGCTACTTCTGGTGCAACTGCTGTTGTAGTTGGTAAAGAATTTAATGCAGCTACTGGAATTTATTCGTTATTTGTTCAAAATGTTAAGGGTACATTCTCTGCTTCTGAACAATTAGCGGGTTCTATCTCTTCTGCAACTGGTACATTCTCTTCATTAACTACTGCTGTGGTTGGAGATAGCTTAGTATCAAACTTCACTGGAGATTTAAACTTAATCTTTAATATTCCAAATAATGAATCTGTTCGTTTTCGCACTGGTACTCGTGAGTTCAAATTAGTTGATAATGTAGCAGCACAGGGTGATTTTACTTCTCGTGGACGTTCGTTGTATCGTGCTGAGGGTATTCTGGAAACACGCCAATCAACTGTTAATGCTGTTCGTAATGCTCAACTTGCTGAAGAACAATTATTGGAAAATCAAGTTATTGTACAATCTGCTGATCGTATCGTTTCTGATACTGGTTGGTGGGATCCACTTGCACAAACATTCTTAGTGCAACAAACGGGTGGCGCATTCTTAACTAAGATTGATATTTTCTTCGCTTCCAAAGATGATAAAATTCCTGTGAATATAGAAATTCGTGAAGTTGTTAATGGATATCCAGGAAAATTAGTTCTACCATTCTCTAAAGTTTCTAAAAAATCAGCTGATGTTAATATCTCTTCCAATGTAGTTTCAGTGGGTGGTGTACCAACCCCGAAGTATGATACTGCAACTACTTTTCAATTCTCATCTCCTGTTTATGTTCAGGATAATGGAGAGTATGCTATTATCCTATCATCAGATTCAAATAACTATAAAGTTTGGATTTCTCAGATTGGTGATTTGATTCCAGGATCTAGTCGTACTATTTCTGAACAACCTTATATGGGTGTATTCTTTAAGTCTCAAAATGCATCTACTTGGACTGCTGATCAGAACCAAGATTTGAAGTTTACCATCTATCGTGCTAAATTTGAAACTGATGTAATTGCCAATGTAGAGTTCGTCAACGATGTTCTACCATATCAAAATCTAGCAAATGATCCGTTTGAAATTAAGAGTGGTGTAACTAAGATTCGTGTATATCAAACTAATCATGGTATGCCTACAGGTTCACGTACTATTATCACCAGTTCTGCTCAGACTCAGTTAACTGGAACTACAGGAACTGGAACTATTGCAACAAGCACTGCCAATACCACACTGACTGGTGTTTCAACTGCTTTCACTACGCAACTTGCTGTCGGTTCTGCAATTTATAATTCTGCTGGTTCTTTTATTGGTAAGATTGCTACTATTGTTAGTAATACTTCTGCGACCTTTGCTGCAAATGCCACTGCCACACTAAGTGCTGGATCTGCATTCAAATATGTTGCTCCAATCTTTGGTGTTCCTGCTTCTGAGATTTATACAACTCAAATCATTAGCGATGTCGATTTAGATTCTTACTGTATAACTGTTTCTACAACACCAACATCTAGTGGATATACTGGTGGTACTACTGTTCGTGCCACTAGAAACTTACAGTATGATGGAGTGCAACCAACCCTACAGATTCAGACTTTCTCTGATACTATGACTACATTTGGGATTAAGACTACAACTGGCAAATCAGTTGATAGTTCAACACAGTCTGCATATACTTTAGACTCTACATTTACCGATGTTCTTGCCAACGAAAATAATTATTTCGTAACTCCAAGAATGGTGGCTTCTGAAATCAATGAAGATAATAGTTTAAGTGGAAATAAATCAGCAGCATTCAATGTTACCATGAGTACAACTAATGACGCATTGTCTCCTATCTTAGACACACATCGAATTAGCTTGATTGGATTTAGCAATAAGATTAATGCTCCAACTTCTGCAAATATGAATATTGGTGGTATTGATGATAAGACTTTATTGTCTGCCAATACTACCATCGCTTTCAGTGGAAGCACTATTACTTCTACAAATGCTACTGCTCGTGGAGTTTTACAAACTATCGCTGTTGGTAAATACCTAACTGTTTCTGGTTCTACCAGTGCATTAAATGATGGCACTTTCTTGGTAACTAAAGTTACTGATAATGGTACTACTGCTACTGTAACACTAGATAGAGCATTTACTACTCAGGCAGCTACACCTGCAATTACTCTTTCTCAGAAAGATTTCTTTGTAGATGAAATTGCTCCTATTGGAAGTTCTACATATAGTAAGTATGTAACTAAGAAAATTAACTTGGCTAATACATCTGACCTAATTCGTGTTCAGTTTGGTGCAAGTATTCCTGCAGATGCATCTGTAGATGTTTATTATAAAACTGCTCAACTTGGTTCTAATACCTCTTTTGATACTATTAACTGGATCCAGATTCCTTCAGATAGTCAAGTTGTGTATGTTCAGGTTGGAAGCGATCAATTTATTGATACGACATTTACTGCTAAAGATATCAGTGCTTTTGACTCACTTCAAATTAAGTTAGTTATGAAGTCTACAAACTCTGCGGCAGTTCCAAGAGTTAAAGATCTTCGTGTTATCGCTTGTGCATAATGACTACAATAGTTAAAATTGAGGGTAAAGATGGGCTAGTGC